GATGATACTTCTCGTACAATGGCAATTGATTTCACAGACACCCCTCTTTACATATACAAAGTTTCTAGTAAAGTTAGTATTAACGACAATACTAATGCATATACACTCTCATTCACTACACCAGAAGCAGTACGTTCTAATCGTATTAGAGTTAAACAAGCATTTAATGGTGAACCCTCTGTAGAGATTGTAAAGAAAATATTCAGAGATGAGGATTTACTCAACTCTAAGAAAGAATTCTACTATGAAGAAACTACAAACAACTTTAAGTTTGTTTCTCCTAGTATGCGTCCATTTGATTTCATTAACAGTGTAGCACGAAGATGTCTGTCTAGAGAAAACAACTATGCACCGACATTCCTATTCTATGAAACTGTTAAGGGTTATTGGTTCAGAACTATCGACAGTATGATGGACACGAAGAACCCTAGATTTGTATTTAAAGAAGAAACGCCAAACATTCTACCAGAGGGACACAAGAAACCAGATGTTAATACAACATTAACAAACATTCTTAATTACAGTCTTATGTCATCAACAGATGTGATGATGAACATGAGAAAGGGCATGTACGGTTCTAATCTTCTTATGATTGACTTAGTGAACAAGACAGTAGAGAACCACAACTATAATTATTTTGATGACTTTGCAGAAGATAAACATGTAGATGAATTTAATCTATATGGTTCACAGAACGCACCATTGGGTTCAGAAGCAAGAGATGATTACGGTAACAGATTATCGGATTATGACCAATCAAAAACTTACATGCAAGCTGTTGACAGAGAGGCGCCTAATGGGTTATACTCTGCTAGACATGATGGACAATACGATTACAGTGGAACAGACATTTGGTTACAAAGACGTATGGGTAGATTTAGTGCAATCGACTCTGCAATCACATTAAGAATTGAAGTGCCAGGCAATACATCTCTACAAGCTGGAGATATGGTTGGTATCGACATGAGAAACCAAGGACTTCTTGCAGAAGATGAACGTGACCCTATCTATAGTGGACGTTACCTTGTGTCAAAATTAAAACATGAATTTACACGAGGTGACGGTGTATACAAACATCACTGTCACATGGAAGTAATTCGTGACACAGCAATTAAACCATTATCATCATATGGTGTTACCCATCAAGATGGTGGAAACCCAATAGACGTTCTCGTACCAACTGGTAGTGAGGACTCTAATGATGTTACTTACTAATAGGAAAGGAGGCCTACCAAACAACTCGATTCGTTATGCAGACTTTTAACTTATAAATTTAACGAGGAAAACAATGACAGCCAAACTCAAAAACAGACTTCAGAAAATGCACTTTCAAAAACAGTTAAGCAGGAGAAATGAAATTGAGACTACAAAAGATGATAAATATTATGAGGAATTATACTCTCAAAAAGTCAATGAGTTGTTAGGAATAAAAAATGAAAACATTCGCAGAACTACAAGAGGGCGTCTACGACCCGAATATATTTAAAGCAATCTTTCTAGCAGGAGGGCCTGGTAGTGGTAAGTCTTATGTTGTTCGTAGAACAACTGGTGGACTTGGTATGAAGATTGTTAACAGCGATGATGTCTATGAGAAGATGTTAAAGGATGTAGGACTAGATACTACACCAGAGGATATCTACTCAGACTTGGGACAAGAGACTCGTGTTAAAGCGAAAAAAACAGTCAAGACAATGCAATCAAATTACATTGAAGGACGTTTGGGACATATCATTGATGGTACTGGTAAGGACTATGATAAGATATCCAAACAAGTGTCAATGCTAAAAGGTTTAGGTTATGACTGTTATATGGTATTCGTTAATACATCTTTGGATACGGCACAGGAACGTAATGCAGCCCGTAAACGTACACTCCCAGAGAAAGAAGTTGAAAAGATGTGGAAAGGTGTTCAGAAGAACATTGGTAAATTCCAGAGATTGTTCGGTAACTCCAATTTTGTCATTGTAGACAACAATGATGCTGGTGAGGACATATTCAACAAAGTGTGGAAACGCATTATGGTACTTGTGAAAAAGAAGGTTAATAACCACATTGCAAAGCGATGGATTTCACAAGAATTAGCGAAAAAAGCACGCAAATAACCCCCCCTAAATTATAATAATGCAGAAAACCCTTGTTTTTCAAGGGTTTTTTCGCCTATAAATGCCTTGACTTTTGTTCTAAAAACATGTATACTATGTGTATATGATGAAAAAAGAAAGAGTGAAAATGACAATATACTTAGACATGGACGGCGTGATTGCAGACTTCTTTGATGGTTTTGCCAAGAAGTTTGACTGCAAACACTGGAAAGAGATACCTAACAAAGAGATGGCAATCTCAGAGTTACAAGGTACAGACTTTTTTAATACATTAGAGAAATACCCAACATCAGATGAACTAGTCAAATTTGTACAGACAGTTGCTGGTGACGATTGGGGTATATGTTCTTCACCATTAAGAGGTGATAGAGATAACTCTGCTTATTGGAAAAGAGTGTGGTTAACCAGAATGGGTTATTTACCACTAGTTCAGAATATTATCTTTACTGGACAAAAAGAGAGATTTGCAACCAACAGACTTGATGGTACACCAAACATATTGATTGACGATAAACCAGACAATATTACAAGGTGGATTACCAAGGGTGGTATTGGTATTAGATACCAAGCAAATGAGGACAGTTTGGTTACTGTCAAAAGAAAGATAATTCAAGCAATCGAAAGAGGATAAGGAGATATATGTTTAAATCATTTATGTGGTTCAGTGTGTTCGTTTTTGTAATGTTATGGTTACTAGCAAAATTAGCTGGATTATAAGAAAATAAGCCTTGACATTTGTTATGAAAACATGTATACTGTAAGTATAGAGTGAAAAAAGAGAGGATATATTATGACTAAGTTTGTGAAAGAAGAATTCAAGTGGGACGGTATGTACTTGATGTATGGTGGTGCCTTTGATGGTGCTAAAATGATGATGGATGTACATCCGAATGCTCATCCTAGTTGGGAAGGTAAACTAATGCCTGCGTTTGTTGCCCGTTTTAAGTACGGTTACAAACCTTGGAAAACATGGGTAAACTTTCTTGTGAAGAATGCAACTGTTGAGGAGTACATGAAACTCGCAGAAGATACTTCACCTAGACAGGCAATGGAAACACTTGGATATAACGGTAAATAAGGAGAGAGATATGAAAGACCTTTTTGGAAGTTTATTAGTTATCTTTGGTTTAATGGTGATGGCTGGTAGTGGAAACGATTGTGATGGTAAGTGTATGGAATATGCAAACACTATACCACAAATGTTATTGATAGTTCTTATGGGACTAACTATGTTTGGAACTGGTATCTATATACTATTCAATTCCAAATAACTATTGACAAGCCACCGCATTTGGTGGTATAATAAAACTATATTATGGAGTAAGTATGAAAATATTAAATTTTGAAGCATCGGATATGGTGTCTGTAAATGGGACTAGTTTGCAAGGACATATAACCACGACTTATGATAAGTTGGTGGAAGTGTTCGGGCCGCCTCAGTTTACAGATGCCAATCCTTATGAAAAAATCGCATGTGAATGGACTGTTGAAGCAGAGGTACAAGATGAGCTTGACTCAGACTCTACCTACTATAAAAACTTTACAGTTTATTGTTGGAAATATGGACGCATCCCTACAGAAGAATGTGAATGGAATATAGGGGGAAAAGACTTTGAATCATGGAGTGTTGCAGATGACATCATCAATACAAAAAACTGACGAAGAGTTGGGCCGCAGACTAGATGCAGTCAATCGTATTCTAAGAACTAAACGTCTATCTAAATGGGCGTATAACTATTGGAGTACTGTACATGCCCGTCTGTTGCGTCAATTTCACGATACAGAACATGTTCCTTACAGAGAGAGGGAAAGTATCATTTATGCACATACACCACCATTTGACAAGGTAAAGTAATTATGAGCGGTATGCATTTGATGCCTGTGTATTATAATACGCACAGTACACGAAAGAAAAAGAAAAAGAAAATTAATCCACAGAAGTATGAAGCACAGTGGAGACAACATAACAAGTTTCTAAAGTCTATACGATGTTCAGTGGTTACACTGGATGAGTATATTGACTACGTTCAAGGTAAGGTGAAGAAACCTAAAGGGGAAAAGTGTTACGGTAGCACGAGTGATTCCAAACCACTAGGACGAGGTTCAATTCCTTGTTCCCCTGCCATTCGTCAAACACCAAACTATCCTAGTTTATCCAATAACATTGGTGGTGTTGCAACTAGAAAAGAAGTTCCAGTATACACTGGTAATGCTGTCATTGGACAAGCATATAACAAGGGTGGACTACAAGTTCTGTCAACCCAAGAAGCAAATGACCCTATGACGGGCAAAAGGAGATAACGGTGGTGAAGAAAATTGAAACTGTTTTGAAGAAGGTTGAAATTACCTATATTGAGGAAATTGTCCATGATGATGTGGAAAACCCTAGAAAGATTAAAGTTGTTACTGAAACAACTAAGTGGTTTCCCAATACGGAATTGATGCATAAAAACCCGATTAAATCATATACCAGTGAATACCTCTAAATAGGTGTATGGACACGGAAATCGTGGTGATGGAATTAAAAGGTCGCATTGCAGCCTTTAAAGAGAAGTATTCTTACTTATATGATGATAGTCAAAAAAATAGATTACAGAGTAGCAACACTATTCGTACAGGAACGACATTACAGTCCAGTAATGCCGAAACTTACAAAGCATCACTTAGGAGCATACGTTGATGACACGTTGGTGGGTGTATTAACTTTGGGCTGGGGTACTAATCCAATGGGAACGATAAAGAAGATGTTCCCTACTCTTAGTACATCTGACTACTTTGAAATCGGTAAAATGTGCATGGATGAATCTATGCCACGAAACAGTGAATCACAGATGCAAAGTCTGACTATACAATGGATGAAGAAACACACACCAAATGTCAAATATCTCTACACATGGGCAGACGGTATCGTAGGTAAGCCTGGATACGTCTATCAATCTGCAAACTTTCTTTATGGGGGTTTCATATGGAGTGATGTGTATGTTACGGATGAAGGGGAGAAGGTACACTTCAGAACCATTCAACGTAAGATGAAAAAAGAGATGAATAGACACGACACCAAATACGGCCCAAGACCATCTGATGAGAAGATGGGTGAACTTGGGTTTTCTCGTGTTTGGGGTAAACAATTCCGATATATCTACCCACTCAATAAGAAAGCAAGGAAGTTCTTAAAACAATCTACTATGGATTGGACTATAGACTATCCAAAGGATAAAGATTTGCAGTGGAAGATGAAGCGCCCAGGCGAGACTTCATATACACTATCGGACACTATGCCATATGAACACAAAGGGGATAGTGTAGACCATAACAAAAGTAACGTGAATAGAATTGCTGATAAACACGGTACTGCAACCTTAGAAGGATTCTTTTAAATGAATATATTAAACAGAATAGATGTTCTTAAAACAAAACACAAAGAGTTACATGCAAGAGTAGAAGCTGCAGAAGCAGAGAATGCACCAGACCAGTTTCTAAAGAATATGAAGGTAGAAAAACTCAAATTAAAGGATGAGATTGAACGTCTAGAATCTGGATGGGCGGGACAAGATGGTGGATTGGAATATTTCGGATGAAAACAAAAATACACATCAATCAACACATTATTAAGAGTAATGCAAAGACAGGAGAACGTGAACCTGTCATTACATGTAAAACGTACAAAGAAAACCGATATGGACATGAGGTACATATCAAGGGCGACAGTAAAGTCGTATATAGTCCAGATAAACCGCTCTCGTGTGGTGCAAAGGTATGGATAGAAACTGAAGGAGAAGTGATTGTATTATGAGTAGTTTATATTGGAAATGGGATAACGCAATTACACCAGAACGGTGTAAGGAGATAATTGATAGTGCTGGTGATAGTTTTCATAGTGCTAGTATTGGTGACAATGAAGATTACAATAATGTTGTAGATTTAAAGACACGCAAGACAAACATTCACTGGGCACACAATGACCAAGACTTATTTGATATGGGTAGTCACTATGGTTCGTCTGCAAATCGCCAAGCAGGATGGAATCTAGAGTTCAGTGCAATGGAGAGTTTTCAGATAGGACAATATCCAGAGGGTGGACACTACAACTGGCATGTAGATGGAATGGGAACTGATATAATTAATGAACCAAGTAATGAGCATTTGCATGGTAAGACACGAAAGATTAGTATGGTGCTATGGTTAAATGATGATTTTGAGGGGGGTGAGTTTGA